TAGATGAAACAAAATTAAATGAATTAAAAATAGCAGCAGACAAGGAAGAGAAAGATGATTTTAAAGGTATGCCACCATGTTTGGTTACATTACTAAATGACGGAGTACCAGATGGTCAAAGAAATAATTGCATGTACAATGTTGGAGTTTATCTTAAAAAAAGACATCCAGACAAAGACGAGTGGCAAAGTTATATGTTTACTTACAACAAACAATTTATGGATCCACCACTAGATGCAAATGAAATAAATACATTAATAGGTTCATTAGATAGTAAGGACTACCAATATAAATGTAAGGATGAGCCTATACATAGTTTCTGTGATGCAAAAAAATGTGCCTTAAAAGAATTTGGTGTAGGAGATAATGCACCCACACCAGAAATTTCTGAGATTAGAAAATATGATTCTGATCCACCAATATACTTTGCAACAATAGATGGTGAAAGTATTGAAGTAGACGATGTTACATTGCATGATCCAGAAAGATTTTCTTTAGCATGTATGAATCAAATTGGTAAACCTATGATGCCTGTACCTAAACATATGTGGCGTAGATTATTAATTAAACTATTTGCAAATTTAGAAACTATACCTGCACCAGATTCTTCTAAATTAGATGTACAACTAAAAGAAATATTGGCAGATTATATAAATAAAACACCTGGTAAAGAATTAAAAGATGTCATGAGAGGTATTGCATTTACAGATACAGATGGTTTTACATATTTTAAATTTAAAGATTTTTGGAAGTTTTTATTAAAAACTAAATCATGGGCTGAGAAAACTTACCCTAAACAAAAAACAATGAGATTTTTAGAATCGTTGTTTGATGCAGAAGAAGCTTCACCTAAAGTAGGTGCAAAAACTGTAAGACTATTAAAAATGCCTACAGTTAAATTAGATAGACCTAACCCTAGAACAACGAAAGTAGAAAAATCACCATGGCTATAGTAAAGAAGATAATGGGACCACCAGGTACTGGTAAAACATATAGATTAGTAAACCATTATTTAAAAAAAGAATTAGAAGAATATAAAACCGACCCTGAGAAAATTGCATATATTACATTTAGTAGAGCTGCAGCAGGAGAGGCAGAAGAAAGAATTACAGAGTTGTTTCCAGATGCAAAGTTAAAATATATATCAACTATGCACGCAATGGGCATGAGACAGTCTAATATAGACGCTAGCATACAATTATTAACTGGTAAGAAGTGGAATAGATTTAAACAAGAGTATCTAGAATGGCAAAACATATCTTTTGAAACAACTGTCGATGCAGCGGGCAACCCTAGGTATCAAAATACTCATTTACAAATAATACAATACTCAAGATCAAAGTTAATATCTATTGAAGATGCAGCTGTAGAGCTACAGAAACACCACGATATAGATGTTGATTCTACAATACAATTACAGACAGATTTAAAATCATTCAAAGAAGGAACCAATATGGTTGAGTTCTATGACATGATTAACAAGTTTGTCGAGGAAGATCGATGTCCTCCACTCGATGTCATCTTTCTCGATGAAGCCCAAGACCTTAGTGCACATCAATGGAAATGTTTTGATTACATAAAATCAAAATGTAAACGAGCTTACATGGCTGGTGATGATGATCAAACTATATATGGGTTTCAAGGTGCCGATGCTAACTGTTTTATGGAGCAAGAAGGTGAAAGAGATGACCAAGAAATATCTCGTAGAGTTCCTAAAACTGTACACACAGAGGCTATAAAAATTTTAAATCAACTTACAACTCGAATAGATAAAAAATGGGTGCCAAGAAATGCTGAAGGTAATGTGTATAAAAATTATACTTTTGATGAGATTGATTTTACAACTGGTAAATGGATGATACTAGCTAGGACAAACAAGTTACTTGTTAATATATCAGAACATTTTTATTCTCTAGGTATTAGATTCAAAGCAAAAACAAATACAAGATTACCAAATTCTGTTGTTGAGGCCTACCAAGTTTGGACTAGGTTAAATCAAGGTGCATTTGTATCTGGTGAAGAGGCACAAATAATCTACCAATACCTTGTGGTAAAAAAGGGACATGTAGCGAGAGGCTTCTCTGATGGTAAAAGTTTACAAAATGTTAAGAGTATTGATTTAGATAAATTAAAACAAGAACATGGTTTACTAATAGATGGTGATTGGAAACAGTTACATATTGCAGAGCAGTACAAAGAATACATGCAAACTTTATTAGAAAGAGGTGATGATCTAATGAAAAAACCAAACATAGAGTTACTCACATTACATGGTTCTAAAGGTAGAGAATGTGAAAACATTTGTTTGTTTCCAGATTACGGTGCAGAAGGACAAGATGAATTTATATATCGTAATGCATATGAAGACCCAGACCCAGAACATAGATTATTTTTTGTGGGTGTAACAAGAGCAAAAGAAAATTTATATTTAATGCAACCAACATCAGATTATTATTACACAATAGGAGAACCAATAGTATGACAGACGATCCATATTTAAAACAAATTGCAGGAACACATTATATGAAAATGGCAATTCAACCTGCAGAATTTATTAATAAAAATAATTTACTTTTTGCAGAGGGTAATGCAATTAAATACATTTGTAGACATTCAGCAAAAGGAGGGGTAGAAGATATAAATAAAGCTATACATTATTTAGAAATGATAAAAGAAAGAGATTATCCAAAAATAATAGAAGAGGAAGTAAAATAATGTTTGAAGCACCTACTGAATGGATAAGTCCAGAGTCATTCCCTGATTTAAAAGACCACAAGTACATAGCAATTGACCTAGAGACGAGAGACCCGGGACTAAAATCTCGTGGTTCTGGTGCATTAGTGGGTAACGGAGAGATTGTAGGCATAGCAGTGGCTGTAGAAGGGTGGTCTGGATACTATTCTTTTGGACACTCAGAAGGTAATTTTTTTGACAAAGCAGCTGTAATGGGTTGGATAAAAGAAGTTTGTGCATTACCTAATGTAAAATTATTTCATAATGCAATGTACGATGTATGTTGGCTTAAAGCATATGGCGTTAAAATTAATGGTCACATTGTAGACACAATGGTTATGGCTTCATTAATTGATGAGAATAGGTTTCATTATTCATTAAACAGTTTGTCTGTAGATTATCTTGGACAAGTAAAAGATGAAACAGCATTACGTGCTGCAGCAGACAAAGCAGGGATTGATGCAAAAGCTGAAATGTGGAAACTACCTGCAATGTATGTTGGCTTGTATGCTGAAAAAGATGCAGAGTTAACTCTATCTTTATTTAAAAAATTATCTGTTGAAATTAAGAAACAAGATTTAACAAAAGTATTTGACCTTGAGACACAATTGTTTCCATGTCTTATAGATATGAAATTTAAGGGCGTTCGAGTGGACGTTCAAAAAGCTCATACAATAAAGCAAAAGCTAGCTTCCCAAGAAGAAAGCTTACTCCTAGAAGTAAAAAAAGAAACAGGCATAGAACCTCAAATATGGGCAGCAAGAAGCATTGCCACAGTTTTTGACAAGCTAGGTTTATCGTATGTGAGAACTGAGAAAACAAAAGCACCTTCCTTTACTAAAAATTTTTTACAAGAACATAAAAATCCTGTGGTTAATAAGATAGCAAAAGCCAGAGAGATTAACAAGGCTCATACTACATTTATTGACACAATTATTAAATACCAACACAAAGGTAGAATACATGCTGATATAAACCCTATTAGAGGGGACAGTGGTGGCACTGTGACAGGTAGGTTTTCTTATTCTAATCCTAATCTTCAACAAATTCCAGCGAGAAACAAGCAGATAGGACCTATGATTAGATCATTATTTATACCAGAAGACGATCACAAGTGGGGTTGTTTTGACTACTCACAACAAGAACCAAGATTGGTTGTACACTACGCTGCAACTAAATTTAAAGGTGATGAGGAAGTAACGGATATTGTAGAAAGGTTTCAAAACAATTCTATTGATTTCCATCAAACTGTAGCAGACATGGCAAGCATATCTAGAACACAAGCTAAAACAATTAACCTTGGACTATTCTATGGTATGGGTAAAGCTAAGTTACAAGCAGAGTTAGGACTATCTACAAAGGATGAGGCAACAAAATTATTTAATAAGTATCATGACAGCGTGCCTTTTGTAAAAGATCTTATGGATGCAATATCAAGAGATGGTGCTGCATTTGGTTATATAAAAACATTTGGTGGTAGAAAATGTAGATTTAATAAATGGGAGATTGCAGAATGGAGTGGAGGTAAATTTACACCTCCTATGAGTAAACCAGATGCTGAAGCTGCATATTTTGAAAAATACCCTGAAGCTACAAAAGCTAATATTAGAAGAGCTTATACTTACAAAGCATTAAATAAATTAATACAAGGATCAGCAGCAGATATGACTAAACAATCTATGTTAGATTTATATAGGGAGGGTATTGTACCACACATACAAATACACGATGAATTGGACATTTCTGTAGAATCAGAAGGTCAAGCTAAAAAAATTATTGATATTATGGAAAATGCAGTTAAATTAAAGATCCCTAATAAAGTTGACTATGAATCAGGTGATAACTGGGGAGAAATAAATGGATAATTATGGCTTATCTAAATGCAAACATACCACCCGAGTACGCACAAATAAGGAGAGAATATTTATATGACGGCAAAAAACATCATGGAGAA